CGCCTCGTTGCCAAGTACGGCGATGTTATATCCAGCAAGGTCGCAGAGTACGCAGAGCAGCTGGCAAATTGGATCGACCGCACTGACTGGGGCAAGGTGGCGACTGAAGTGGGCGAGGTGGTTGACAAGCTAGGCGGGTTCAAGACAATCGCCATTGCCGTAGCTGCGCTGACGTTCACAGGCCCTTTGGCCGGAATGATTTCTTTGGTAGCGCAAACCGCAAAATTAGCAGCAATCCTTACCCCGCTGGTCGCAAATCCGGTTGTGCTCGGGATGCTGGCACTGACGCATAGCTCAGATTTGAATGCCGGGGAAGACGAGGCATTGGCACGGATTCGTGCGAATAACCCAGGTGCGTACGGTTCGACATCGGCACCACCGGTAGCCTCGCCGCTGACCAGCCCGGTGACGATGGATCAGCGCAAGACGTCCTTGGTCAAGCGCCTCAAGCTGGACGGCTACAGTGACGCGCAGGCTGCCGGGATGGTTGGTAGCCTTATCCAGGAGAGCCAGCTGGATCCGAAGATCGTTAATCCGAATTCTGGCGCCACCGGCATCGGTCAGTGGCTGGGATCTCGGAAGAAGGACTTTGAGCAGCGTTACGGAAAAAACCTGAAGGACTCCAGCTTTGACGAACAGGCGGACTTTATGGTCTGGGAGCTGCGCAATACAGAAAAGCGGTCTGGCGACCTGTTGCGGCGCGCGCAGACCCCCGAGAAGGCGGCGGAAATTCATGCTTGGGAGTACGAACGTCCGGGCGTGGATGAAGCGAATATCGCTAAGCGCAAGTCATACGCTGCCAGTGTGTACGCAGCGATAAACAATCAGGGTGGCCTGAATTCTCCTGCAACGACACAGGCGAGCGCCGGCGCAACTGCGGGGAGTCAAGTGGGAGGCGCGCCAGGTGTTGCAGCCGGCGGCGCAGACGGTAAGGTCAACGTAACTGTTGATTTTAAGAATGCACCGAAAGGTGTGACGGCTTCCGTGGAATCGTCCGGGCAGGTACAGGCGCAGATCGCGAATCCCGCTAATACAGGTGGGCAACTATGAGCATTGCCGGAATCGGATCAGTCGTCGGGAGCATCGGCGGCGTTGCGTCTGCCGCAAAGGGTGTGGCAAAAAGCATTCTGAGCTTGACCGGGGGCAGCGACGGCAGCTGGGATACGTCGCTCCAGCAGGCATCCTATGGCGGCATCAAGTTTGGCGTCAAATCGGCCTCACTATCTGCCGGCCGGAAAACGACCGTTCATGAATACGCATTCCGCGATGAAGTGTGGGTCGAGGACATGGGCAAGCGCGGCCGCCGCTTCTCGATCACTGGATTTCTGGTCGAAGACGATCTGATCTACAAAGGTGGCCCAGTTATTGAACAGCGCCAGCAGCTGTTACTGGTGTTGGAAACGAAGCTAGACAAGATGCAGCCAGGCCTGACCCTTGTACATCCGTCGCTGGGGAAGATTGACTATGTCTGCTGTATCGACTGCGACATCATCGAGCGCGACGACTACGGCGCCTGTTTCGAGTTGCGTTTCGATTTTATCGTGTCTGGTGCGCGGAAATATCCGAGTGCAGCCACGTCGAGCGCAGATCAGATCGCTGACGGCAAGCAAAAGGTCAAAGATGCCTCCATCCTCGACTATGTAAACCAAGTCGCCTCAGCAATTTCGAAGGGCGCTGCCATCGTGCAGCAGGCGATCGCCACTGTGGTTAAGTGGTATCAGATGGCTAACAAATTGGTGAATGATGTTCGGCGATTTTTCCGGTCTGTTTCGAATCTTTCCGGGAATTTCGGGGCGCTCTTTGGCGGAGGCAATACAGGTTACTCAGGATCGAACACCAAAGCAGCCCCAGGCTCTACCGTTCAATCGTTGTTGGCGACAGATGCTGCCTCTCGCACCGCGGTAGGAGCGGCCGGCGCAGCGCTATCTGCTGCAGCTTCCAATCCTGCCGATGGCGCCACGCTCAGTGCCGCAGCCAGCTCGCTGGCCGCAGCGGTCGCTGCAACTGGCGCTGATCCGGCGGATTCGATCCGGATCCTGTCGACCCTTGCTTCGTTCCAGCCTGACGACACTACAACCGATTCACCCGTCGGGCAGGCTATGGCGACTGTCCAGAGCGCAGTAGGTGCTCTTGTGCGCCGCGCAGCATTGGCTGAATTGGCATCGGCCAGTGCGAGTTACCAGCCGTCGTCGTCTGCGGATGCGATTGCTGTTCGTAACAACATCACAGCGTTGATGGCCGATGAGATTACGCGCGCGGGCGATTCAGGCGACGACAACACGTATTTGGCCCTGATGGAGTTGCGGTCGTCGGTGGCGATGGATCTCACAACGCGCGGCGCGCAGCTGGCAAGCATGGCTGATTTTCAGTTCAACGCGCCAATGAGCTCGCTCGTCGTGGCACACCGGTTATATCGGGACGCTGGACGGGAGGAGCAGTTGTTGCAGCAGTTACAGCCGGTTCATCCGGCGTTCCTGCCGCCAACATTTACGGCATTGTCGGAGTAGGGACTAATTCAATGGCTTCGTGAATGACTTCATCTGGCCGTCGACGCACTTGCTCGTGATCATGTAGCTCTTCATGTAGACCTGCCCATCTTTTCCACGCTCCAGGCGGTTGACCTGGCCGCCGGCGGGGAGGGTGCAGCCTATTGGCAGCTTTGCGAGTTCTTTTTGACGGGCTTGAGCCTCGGGGTCTATAGGTGGATTGAGGCCGCCGCTTATGAAGAGCGGCCCCTCGTTTGAGGGCTCGCCAATAATTTCTACTTGGGTGTAAAAAATATCCTTGTCCTTGTATTCGCTGATCACGCGGAAACGCGTTCCTTCAGGCCAGCCTTGGACCTTCCTGCAAGTTTTATTTTCTAGTAAATCGGCAGCGGCGTCGCGACTTGCATAGTTTCTGTGCCAGGCGTCGTACGCGGCCGCCCCAGACGTACAGACGTATGGTTGAGATTCCGGGGACGTGCGATACGGCTCACCGCTTGAAAAGGACGGAACGAAAAGCAGCAGGACTAGAAAGTTTTTCATGGGATGAAAATGGAAGATGAAATTGTACTAAGAGTCGGCGGCAAGATAGTTTCCGGCTGGACAACCATCAATGTTCGCGTTGGCATCGAAACGTTTCCCTCGCAATTTACACTAGGTTTAACCGAAGTGTACCCGCAAGAGCTTGCTGCGCTGCGCGTCGAGCCCGGAGACTACTGTGAACTCATGGTAGGCGCTAGCGCTATCGTACGTGGATATGTTGACAGATATCACACCAGCATGTCGCGAAGTGGTCATTCAATTCAGATGAGCGGCCGCGGAAAATGCCAGGATTTGTTGGACTGCTCAGCCGAGTGGCCGGGCGGCCAGTTCAGCAATGTGACTGCCTTCGATTTGGCGAAAAATCTTGCGTCGGCATACGGAAAGACTCCGGACGGTGAGGTTCTTTTCCCGATTAACGTGCTGTGCAATGAAGATCCCGCGACACTGCGCCGCATCCGCCAGCTGAACCTGATGGTCGGCGAAAGCGCATTTGAAGTGATCACGCGGGTTTGTCGCTACAGCTCCCTGCTGATGTATGAAGACTTCGACGGTGACTTGATTCTTTCAAGGACCGGCACAGATGCAATGGCAAGTGGATTACATGAGGGTGTAAATGTCGAGTCTGCACGAATTGAATATGGCGCGGATTTACGGTTTAGTGAGTACGCCGCCTTCATTCAATCGATGTGGAACGGCCTCGATGGAGGTGATGGCGGCAACCTGATCGGCGGCAGCCGCGACAGTGGCGTCAAGCGCAATCGAAAGCGCTACATCGTCGCCGAGGCAACTTCCGGATTTCAGGATCTTTGCATTCAGCGTGCTATCTGGGAGCGCAATCACCGTAACGGAAAATCGGAAGTGATCCGGGTGACGACTGATACCTGGTTCGACGCCGGCAGCCGGCTGTGGAAGCCGAATTGTTTAGTCGAAGTGTATCTGCCGTCCCTCAAGATGAAAGAGCCGGTGACGTGGCTGATTAGCGACGTGGTTTTTAACAAGGACAGCGAGCGCGGCACAACTGCGGAATTGACGATCGTCCATCCGGATGCATTCTCAGTGCAGCCGATGGCCTTGGAACAGTCGAATTTGATCGATACCAGCATGCTATTCGCTGCTGGGAATAAGCCGTATTGGGACAATCGATGAGCGAAGATTTTATGCGGTTGGCCCGGCGCATGTTGTCGAGCGTGCTGCGAGGCCGAGTCTCGGCAAGTGACGACTCTGGCCCTGTCCAGCTGCTCCAGATCAAAATCAACGATCTGGAGACAGTGGATAACATACCGCGCGTGATGGAATTTGGCTTCACCTCCAGGCCGCCCGAAAACTCCGATGTGTTGGCGCCCTTCATCGGCGGGGATCGGAGTAACGCCACCGTTCTCGGCACAAATCATGGCGCCAGCCGCCCGAAGTCGTTGCAGGAGGGCGAGACGGCGCTGTTCAATCAGGTTGGAATCAAGATTTATTTGAG